TAATCTTCGCCTTTTTTTACTATTTTTAAACTATATGTACCATTAGTATTTACTACCACATCAAATATTGCACCTTGTCCAAATCCAGAAGTAGTTAATGTAGCTGAAATATTTCTACGTATTAGAGAATTTGTTATTGTTGGAGCAGTTCCTGTATAAGAAAATCTATTTATAACTCCATCTGGATCTGGTTCATATGTAAAGATCAAATCAACTGTTGAATTTATAGCAGCAACAGTACCAATATCCCCAACATCTCCAATATAATCCTCCATAATGGATTTTGCCTCAGCAGTATCCATCATATTTGGCAATAAATCAGTATCATAATCATCTAGTACATTTGTATTAGAATTACTACTCAAACTAAAGTAATCTAGTGATATATCAGCAAGACCTTTTTGATTTAATTCTGGTAATTTAAATGATCCAGAATAATTAGGAAATGTTCCTGATATTAAATCTCCACCATATGTATTTCTCAGTATTCTTGCCAACAATGGAAACTGCCTAGCCTCCAATATTCTTCCGTTACATAATAACCAGCCTTTTGGTATTCTTGTTAAATTCCCAGTCCAAGGCTGTACCGAACCAATCGGTAAAGCCTTCATAGTTCTTAGAGTTCCATATTCTGCCATTTTAGATCTCCATTAGCCACCAACCTTTTTGTGAAGCTGGTGCGCCAGTTTGATTGTTACTATCTGGATATGTATCACCTAGATAAACTAATCCAAATCCAGCGTTTGGTGTCTGAACAACTAATTCGCCTCCATTCCAATCTGTTATAACTGGAGTTCCAGAATTTTGAGAATCTCCCTGAACATTATGTCCACTATAACCTCTAATTTTCAGTGAAATATTATATGTTAAATTTCCACCAACATCAATAATTCTAATCATATCTCCTGTTCTTGGATTTGAAGGTAATTTAATTGTTAGATTTGAAGACGGTGATACAAAATAATTTGTATTTACTTCAGCATCAACTATTTCTAGACCAGAAGAAATATAAATCCATTTTCTACCTCCTGTTGAACTGTAAAATACATCAGTACCACCTAAATCAATAGATCCATTTGAATTAACTTTAAATAATTTTTCTTCTTCATTATCAACAATCTTATTGACGGTTAAATTACCGCCATTTACAATCATGTTTGCATTAAATAAGTTATCTCCACTTGTTGTACTGGAAGTTATATTACCAGAGATAGTTAAATTACCAGTAGAATTCTGTAGGAATAATTTTTGTACTAATGAATTATCTGTTATTGTTAAGTTGCCACCTTTAATTGATAAATTGCCAGTAGAACTATTAACAATAAATTTATCAAAGTTGGTAGAACCTATTGATAAATTACCAGAAATTTTGGTTGATCCAGATGAACTATCTATATAGAATTTATCAACATTTGACTGATTCTTGATTACAAAAAATTCTGCATCTTCTGTATTGGATCCTTTGAAAGTAATTGATTTATTTACTTCTAAAGTACCTAATATGAATGTATTACCAGTTGTAGACTCTACGCTAAATGTTTCTACATTTGGTGAACCACCATCATTGATAGATAATTTTTGCGAAGAAGTTTGGTTAACTGTTACGATTCTTACTAATTCTCCACCATAACCATTAGAATTTGGAGATAACCTGAATAAGTCTCCTGTCCCAACGTCACCACTAAAGATACCAGTAGATACTACATTATCATTAGTACCACTTGATAATCCATTTGTATTATTAATATAACTTGCATTTCTAGTTAAATTATATTTTACTAGTTTGCAATTATCTGGGTGATCTGTTCTTAGATACTTATATCCACTTGGAGATACCTCAGAAGTAACCATAGTACCATCAGAATTCAGTACATTTCTAGCTCTTCTTACTAGTACTCGTATTGTATTATTTACATCATTTAAATTGGTTAATCCAATAACTTCTAGTAATTCACTATACTGCTCACCAACAGGAGAAACTGAAGTATTTTGACCATCTACAGCAATTGATCTATCAATTAATATAAATTGCCCTAATTCCAATTCTCCAGTTGCAACATTACTTAAAGGTAAGTGATATTCATCTACTTTTGTAGGATCTGGTCTAAATGTAGTTCCTCCCCATACTTGTAATCCAGCAGTATCAATTTTTAATTGAATATTACTAATAAAATCTATTCTTTCATAGAAATCAATATTGTTATTATCAATACTTCCTCTAGAATGTTCTAGTGGACTTACATTATAAGATCCTCTAAAGACTTGGAATTGTCCTGTGTTTAATCCACCATTAATTGTAGTATCTCCTTCCAAAATAGTAGAAGCTAAAACTTTCAATGAATTATTAATGGTAGATTCTCCTCCTCTAGCGCCAATATATAAGCGAGATGTTGAAGAAGCAAAATTAATTCTTGATGTTTTTAAAGTAAATAAATCTAATTCATTTGTTCCTGCTTGTAAAAATACTTTTTGTAAGTTTGTATTTTTACCAATAGTTAAATTACCATCTACTTCAGTGTATCTATTTTTAATACCAAATACACTTCCAGTTAATAAATCAGTACTATCTCTACTAAAAGCTCCACCAATTTGTATAACACTGTAATTTAAATTAGTTTCATAATCATCTGGAGTTGTTGCAATAGATACTCTAGACTTTAAAGAATTTGTATGAACATTGAATACAGTTTCGGTTGATGTAGTTGATATGTAAGTATTGTTTTTATATGCTTGTGATCCAATGAAAATTTCTTGTAAAGTGTCTATAGTATTCAGTTCATGACCAAATTTAATAGTAGTCGCTCTACCAAAAGCAAATGCAGAAAGAACATTATTATTTGTAATATTAAAAATAGTACTAGTTGAAGAAATAGTACTTCCATTTACCGCAAGTGAACCATCTGTTCTTAAATTATTACTAAAATATCCTTCCCCATTTACAGCAAATGCCTTGTTATAAACACCAGAATTTGCTGTTCCATTTAGTTGGCTATTTGTTACATTAATACCAACTCTACCATTATTTGTAGTAGAAATTCTAAATACACTTTGTTCATCTGGTGAAGCACTATTACCTCCAACTAGAAACGCATTATTTGTTGCATTGAAAGTTCTAGCTGAAGCAGAAGAATTTGAATTAAATTCATTTTCTTCTCCAATTGAAAGTATCTTACCACTAATAAATGCAGTTCCTACTACATCTAAATTCGCTCTTGGCTTTGTATTTTCAGAAACAAAAGCAGTATTATTATCAGAATGATCTGCTCTTGCTACAGTATTAATACCTAATCTGTAATCACCGTTATCTTCTGTATATGTTCTTAAAGCCTCAGATCCTAAAACTCCAAATTCTTTCCATTTAACAGTTGAAATTTCAACTTTAGCATTAATTTGTGAACCAGACGCAATTGCATTAGTTCCTGAAGAAATGGTAAATGGTGCTATTATTGTAAAACTAGCTCCATTTTGTGCAACACTATAAACTTTTCTAATACCATTGATTGATTCAAAATTATCAATAAATCCAGAAAGTTTAATATCTTTGTTTACCGATATTCCAATTGAATTTGCAGTAGTACCAGATTTTAATGTAAATGTAATAGTTCTAGATCCATTTGATGAGACTGTATTGAAACTAGATGTTCTATTAGTATAATAATTTGAATAAATCCAACCTAGTGAACCACTTAATCCAATCTCAGCGCCTTTTAGCAGCATATCTCCAGAATTTGGAGCTAAACTTCCATAAGAAACCGCAAATCCTAAAGCAGAATTTTCTTGATTTGGTGTCTTATTTGTTGGAACATAACTAGCAGTATTATTGGCATGAGTTCTGATAGAATAATTTTGACCAGGAAGAACTTGGTTGCCTCGTGGATTTAATACAAATACTGCAGAGTATACAGTATTTTTGTCTAATACAATTTCTCCCTTAGATAAAATATCACTAAATTCAAAAGAAGTAGTTCCAATCGATGGATCATCTCCAGCTCCAGTATCAATGTTTGAAATTATTGTTAATGAATTTGGTTCTGATGCTTGTACATTAATTGTTACTGGATTATTAAATGTTGCATCTCCATCTACTGTAATTTCTTTTTCGAATACTACAGGTAATTCAAATGTAGATACAAGTCCACCTAAATCTCCTCCTTCATCATCAGAAGAAAGTAATTCTGCTTTTTCAAGGAATGTTTCTTCACCAGTAATAGCATTAATCTTACGATTGCCAATATAAAGATCACCGTTAGAGTTTAATCCAGTATAGAATACAATACCACCATCTTCACGCTTTGCCTGAGCATAGAAATCTTGAGTATCAGAAAGAACAACTTCCTGACGTAGTGGAAACCCAGTTGAGTAGTTACCAGGACCGAAACCAAGATATTCGAACGTGTGGTTTCCAGAACGTGCGATAGATGGACGACGAAGTTCTACATAAAAACGATTTTCTGTTGGGTAATCTGTATCTCCAAAAATAGGAATTAATCTATTTTCAGAACCAGATGTTGCATTTCCAGTTTGAGCATTTAAGCTATTAGTAATGTAAGAATATCTAGAAAACGTATTTGAAGTTATTAAATCAGATGCAGCTTCTTTTGTTAAACTATTTTTGTAATCATTAGTTGTTACTAAACCATGGATAAAGTTGTCAGCTGCACAAATTGCTTGTGGAGGATCAAAAATATTTTCATCTCTAGTTCCATCAGCTCTTACTTGGAACCATAATGGATCATTTTTATAATCTAGAGGATATAGTTGTGAAATTGGCTGAGAGAATCTATATTTTCTGAAGTTTTCTGAAATGCCAGTTCCAGTTGGATATGGAGAAATATTTCCCTTTACGCAAGTTAAATAGTAAATTCCATCTTGCTGACCAGCAATTCTTCTTTGTATTTCATTGATATCAAATATGTAGAAAGTATCGTCTATATCTACACAATCTTCTACAGAATATATTTTATATTGTGTGTCCGTATCATCAGATATAATATCACCAGGAACAGCACTAAAAACATTAGCAAATTTATTACTGTATAAGTAATTTTTCTTTGCGGATTTACTTAATGAATTATTAATACTACCAGCACTATTAACTGGGGCAAGAAGCTTAGCAAATATCTTTACTTCAACTCCATTATTAATAATAATTGCATTGTTATTATCTCTAGCAGATTGATAGAAAGTTGTATCAATAATTGAGCTATAATCTATTGAACCTGTAACATTTTTTAAAATTAGATAATATTCATTTGGAGTAGTTGGAGCAACAAAATACCCATGTACCAATGCATTTCCAGCAGAATTTCCTGACCAATATATTTGATTAATTCCATTTGTTGAATAAAATGCTCCAGTACCATTTTGTGGTTGATCAATTTTTACAATTGTAAAAATTTCATTCTTTAAAGTTTCTTCTGTGATAGTATGATCAAAAATAGTTAATTCTAAATTATTACCTACTTTTCTGGCAGATTGAATGCTGAATGCTATTTTACTTAGAGTTTTTGTACTATCAATAATCTTTGGACTGAAATATGGGTCATACGTAAAATCTGCATCATATGATGGATCTGATTTAGTAATTCCAAGTTTTTGTGTTATTGTTCCACCAGTAGGTCTTTGTGATGTTACATTAAATGTTGCAAACTCTGGACTTCCATTACTTACTGGTTTTAATAATATACGTTGTGGTAATAGTTTTCTTGTTTCGTCGGTCTTTGCTTTGAGTACAAATCCACGTAATGGATCTCTAACTCCTTCAGAATACCCAGAAATAACATACCTAATTCTATAAATTCTATCAGATTTATCTCTTTCATCAATTAATCTAGTGAAGTATGTATTCTTACTTCTAGGATCTCTAATGAGTGCTCCTAATTCTTGTAATCTATCAATAATATTATTATTTTCTGATTTTGAATTGATATACCATTGTCCAGTGGTGGTTTCAGAATTGACTAATTCTGCATCATATCTAATTGGAGATCTGCGTTTATCACAAAGAACATAAAAATCTTGTCCAAATCCATTAGTAAATGTTATACGTGGAGAGCCTGCTATTGCTTGAGCTGCAGTTTCAAAAACAGCAAATGTTTCTTTGGTTATAAATCTAGCATAATAATATTTGTTTGTATCAATAACTTGAGTAACTCCACCCACATTAATTTGTGGTAATGTTCCAGATGAACCAGGAAGAGTTCTAAAGAATATTTTCTGAACAGTATCGGAAGAATATGGAATATCAAATATATGGTTTACATCAGTTCTAATAACATCAGTTTGACCAGTAATAAAATTACACTTATATTGATGTAAATCATAGTTTACATCTAATACATATTGATAAATTTCAATTTCTACATTTTCATCAATTGATTCTGCTTCTGGAGAATGAATATAAATTCCAGCAGCAGCATTTTCTTTAGTTGTAGCCAACATCAATCTTGTTGATGCAGCCGAAGTAAATGTATCCTGATATTTAGAAAAATCTGAATAATTTTCTGGTGTTGTAGTTCTTCCAGGAGCTATTACATAATATACAGTATTTGTAGAAAATCCTTTTGGTAATCTTATTAATCTTTTATCTGGGTTAGTTCCTTGCTTTGCTTTTGGTACAAGTCTAACTGGTGTTCCAGTTTCAAATTTATGTGGATTAGATAATCCTAATCCTGTATTAATAGTAAATAGTGTCGCTCTTGATGCTAAAGAAGAAGTATCTATAACAGGCTCAATTCTTTCTACTCCAGCATTAATTCCTTGGTTTAAAATTAATAGAATATTATCAAAATAACCAGAAATAGTAGAAGCAATATCACTACATTCTGGATATGGACCATCAACACCCCAAGATGAAGTATCTTTACTTATAGTTAAATCTTGTGTTGCTGGGTAAACAGACCATTTTCCTTGTAGATTGGTCTGTGCATCGCTTTGATTCGCAGTTTTTTCAAACTCAAAATAAAGCACCATATTGCTTTTTGATGAGGTTGCATTTACGGTAGAACCAAATGTCAAATAGCTACTATAGGTTCCTAACTCAATTTCTGTACTACTTACAATTCTCTTGATATAAGTATTTTCTGGTATTGGACTATTACTTACTCTAGTAGAACCAGATTTCAACCAACCATATTCAAAATCATTCGTAGTGTACTCAGTTACCTTCATTCCTACAAGTAAACCTGTAGTATCTCCAACATTTACAATAGCACTTGCTGAATTACATGAGCAATTTTTTATTACATAATCAAAATTTCTCATTGATGAGATACATAGTTGCTTAACATATGCATACGCATCAATAGATTCTGTAAGTTCTTCTTCAATATATGCTAATTGACCACCAACATAATATCCTTCAGCAGCTTGAATTGTATTGATATTTCCGCCAAGTCTTAGATCTTGAACTACAGCATCTACAAAGTAACCGATGTCTCTTTCGCATTTAGTAATTGTGATGTTGGTATTTGTTAGTAAATCTGGATACTTTGCAGTAATATATCCATATGCTTCAGATTGAATGAATTTTTTATTGTCTTCAATTCTATTGGCAGCATCCTGAGCTTTATTATTAATAGAAAGACCAAATGGATTTAAAATTTCTAATGATGCTGTATATTTTAAAAATCCAGAAGGTTCAATAGTAGCAGAATAAGGCTCAGTAGTTCCAGTATTGGTTCTTAAATTAACAAATAGTTCTTCATTAGTTTTTGCTCCAATTCTATATCCATCAATTGAAACAGTTGGTTTTTCAAATGGATCATATACATTATCAGCACCATAATACAACTTATTTGTATTTGACTGGGCTTTTGTTGGATTATTTGCTAATGTATAATATTTAATATTTTCATAATTGAATGATGAAGTATCAATTTTTTTAGCTGGTACTATATGAGTAATATATCCACCCTTATCCTGGTTGAATGCAAATCCTTTAAAACCAGTAGCGTGAAGTGAAGTATTACCAAAGTTTGAGTTTGAGTTGGTGATCGACATGTCACCACCAGACTCCATTAAGAAGTGATCAAAGAATCCAACGGCGAATACAGAAACGCACTGAATGAAAGCATCATTAGAAGCACGAATGTGGAAGTTTTTCCAATCATCCTTCCAATAAGCATCACCCTTAGTATGATATGGAACAGTAGCAAATGCATCAGTTAATGATGCTTGATTCCAAGTGTTTGTAAATTCATCATAACGAATAAATGCACGGTCGTCTTTTTGTAGCGAGACACCAGTGTACTGAGCGACAACCATGGAACGGAAACCAGTTGACTTGGCACCATCTGCCCACATACCACATAGACCCCAGGTAGAACGGATCGAGCAGTTGAAAACATATGGAGAAGCAGACTCAACCGAGTCAATTTCAGCTTGTCCCCTACAATTAATATCTAATTGTGGAATTGTTGAAATTGAATATCCTTCTGGTGGAGGATTTGTCAATCCTAATGCAGATGGAGTTGTCTCTACTTCATATGTAAATATTCTAGGATCTACATCATCAATTTCTACTACTTTAAATGTCCCATTTAATAGGTCAGAAATACCATTATCAATGATAGCAATATATTGACCTTTGAAATATCCATGAGCAATTTTAGTAGTAGCAATTACTGTAGTCTTATCTGGACTTTCGTTGGCTTGAATTTTTAAGTTAATGATACTTCTAGTATCAGAAAGAGGACCAACAATTCTATTTTCTTGAGGAAGTACCTGGAAATCTCCATCATCAATCGTTGGTTGGAATAATGCAAATGCACTAGCAATTTTTTGATAATATTTTTCTAGTTCATCATTATCAGCATATTCCATAATTGTGATCTTATGGTGCGAATATTCAGGAATCGCAAGCTGATTGTTATTACCTTTTTGGAAATATACTTTACCTACTCTATCATTTGGATCATAAAGAGGTGAGTTTTCAGTTAAATCACCATCTTTAATGGTAAACTGCCAAATATAGCAACCACCAGTTAAGTTAAAGATAGAAGTTCTAGTTTGTGTTCCATCTGCAGGATCTGGAACATATAGAGGACGGACAATAGTTCTACGAAGGTCATAACCAATAAGTGAACAACCTCTAGGAACAATAGCACCACCAGTAGAAGCGTTAAACTTATAAAGAACGTTATCTGGGTTTGAAAGATCAAGAATACTATTATCTTGCCACTCTTCTAAAGATCTATTGTAATTAAATACTGGTAAAGAACCACTAACTACAACATCATCTAAATTGTCTAAATTACCATCATCTAAAACAGTAGTAATGATTGAAATTAATGTGGTAATAGTATTTTGTACATCAACACATGTTGCTGCATTTCCAGATGGTAAATTCTCTATAACTGTTCCACCATCTTCATAAATTGCTGGTCCCGAAGCAATTGTTAAATCTTTGTAATAAAGCTGATTGGTTACAGCTTTATGCATCATATCTCTTGCTGCGTTAAAAGCAATGATAGATTGAGATTCTTCTCCAAGCAATCCATTTGAAATTGGATCTCCATTTTTGTCAAAATATGATTTTGTCGCTGCAATAATATTTGAGTTACCACCAGAAAGTAAATCTGAAGCAACAGCATCTACAATGTAACCAATATCTCTTTTACACTTAGATTCACCTAAGTTTGGTTCTGCTAATTGTTCTGCTGGTAAATTATCTAAATTATTATCAGTAATAGTATCAGTTACTATTGTTGTTAAATTTGTAATAAATTGCTGTACATTTTCACAGGGATTTTGTGCAGTATCAATAGTAACTGTTAAATCTGTATAAGCTAGTTCATTTTTTATTGCAAGAATCATTTGATTCTTTGCTGCATTAAAAGCAGCAATTGATTGGGTTTGCTCCCCATCTAATGTATTACTTAACCAAGATGTTCCAGAATTATTAAAATAATTTTGCAGGAATTTTCTTGTATATACATTTCCTCCACCAAGAGAAACATCTAATGAAATAGCATCAATAAAATATCCAATATCTCTCTTACACTTAGATTCTAAATTAGGAATAGATGGATTTGGACTAACAACAGCATAAGCTGTATTAATAATACTGGTTCTATTTTTCTGAATTAAACGATATGAATCATAATATCTATTTTTTTCTTGGGCAACAGGATCTCCAGGAACTACCCAATCAACACCCCATGAAGATTCATTATAATCAATAGCAATCTGTGCAAAAGCTCTATCGATAATTTCTTGGCGATTACCATTAATTAAATTTCTAGCATCAAAATATCTTTGTCTAGAAGTGTCATCTAGATTAATTAATCCAGGTCTATTATCAATATAGTGATCACCAGGCATTAGCATGATGCTAAACTGGTCAAAACGATCGTTATCCTTTCCAGGTAAATACGAGTATCTTGCTACTTCAATAAAAGCTCTTTGAATTGTTTTGAATGGTCTTAGAGGAGAATTTCCTCTATTATCTAATTCATCTGTAGCATTAAAATCATCTGGGGATACGTATAGATATTTTCCTGTCTTACTTGAGTAAAGATTATCAAGTCTTGTAAGAGCCATAATTACCGAAACCCTGGAGCTATACTTTATTCTTCAATGTATTTATACAAGAAAACCCCCCTGTTAAGGGAGGTTTAAAAGTCACACGGAAGGGGTTGGTTCTTGGCAGTATCGCCAACTCCAGAGGCAGGATTTGAACCTGCGACCGAGCGGTTAACAGCCGCCAGCTCTGCCACTGAGCTACTCTGGAATATAGATCAAAAAGTACTTTTTGATTTAATTTTCACCCAATTAAGAAGAGCATTAAGTTCCATCTTTTTTTCGTCAGGAATATCAAATTGTTTATTGAATAGATAAAAATCAAGTGCTTCAATAACCATATCATGATCCTTTTTAGAAAGTAGTGACATAACTTACCCTCGACTTTTTTGGCGATTTTTTGGCGGGAAATTTTTTCCCGAATTTATGTAACTGAAAAGTGAATTTGGAAAAACCAAATTCATGTCGATGAAGGGACTTGAACCCCCACGTCCGAAGACACTGGAACCTAAACCCAGTGCGTCTACCAATTCCGCCACATCGACATACTATGGGTTTGAACTTACAAAAGCATTAATCACTTCTGCTTGCTTCAAAACTTTTCGTAGAGATGGAAACTCAGGAAGATCCATCTTAACATTGTTCATAGAATTTTCATTCCATGTTCTTGCAAAGTCATAATCAACGCAGAACTCATCGTTCAACATATTATATGCTTGCTTGAAAATTTCAAAGCGAAGTTCGTAAGGTGTTTTACTCATTGTTTTCTCTTGTGTGTATGTGTGTTAATATAGTAGTGACCCCTCTGTTTGAGCATCATCCCCAAAACCTTTTTGTTGGCGCCAACAAATTGGTCTCGTGAATGGGAGATAGGCTTGAGGGGTGTTATTGATGGAGTAAGCGTAATATACCTCATAAGGATATAACAGAGGCTTACCCTCTATCGTCCCCTGGCTGGGAATCGAACCCAGTTTCCATGTGTGTTGTCCACCCGTCCTTACCAATAGACTACCAGAAGTTGTGGTAGGTGTTGGGGACTTTACCTATGTCCCCACTCTTTACATTCACTCAGACACAGAATACTAGGACTGAGGAGCGGTTTTGGCACCTACATTGAACGCTATCACTACGACCAGATATTTCCAGTCCATGTGAAAGCGAAGCCTCTATTCAGAATTGAACTGAACTCTCCGCTTTACAAGAGCGGTACATCACCACAATGCTTTAGAGGCATTCTTGCAAATTCAAATCTACCATATTTAGATCCCCAAAGTTGATGGTTATCTTTAGCACAAAATCCTTTGTCAATTACATAATAAAAATCTGGAGTTAGTTCAATTTGATTTTGAAGATAAGTATCTCTACCCATCCAATCAACATGACAATCACAACCAGTCAATCCTCCTTTAAATGAATCACCATCTTGTGTTACAACAACGTCACAACCACTCTTTAATTTTAGCATACTTCTATCAATTTTGTCAAGGTTTTGACAGTTTTTAAATTGATCTTTGTCTAATAATTCGTAGTTGATAATACGAATTTGATTTTCTTCTTGAATTGTCTCAAGAACAAATTGTCTGTATGGACTGTGAAGTTGATGATTGTAAGCTTGTTCTCCATAATAAAGATTATTACCAATATCTATATGCGTGATTCTAATAAAAGCAAACTTACTTGGAAAAGAAAATGCTTGTCTTTTATTATCAAATTTACCAACTAAAAGTTCTTTAAATTTTTCAATCATCTTTTGGCAATAGATCTGGATTGTCAACTTCAAGTTCAAACATAAGTGGATGAGCAGCTTCAGTCACCAAATAATTTGATGCCATGTAAAGACATTCATCATCATAATCACGATGCTGAAGTGCTTCTGCCTGAACAGAAGGGTGATCTTGAACTATTTGGGGTAGTTCATCAAAGGTATATGGTACACCTTGTATGAAATACATACGTACTACCTCTCCCATATAGAAGACATAAGATTGAGATAATGTGTATTTGTATTTCATGATACATCCACTACGAAATATTTAGTGGATGAATAGGGACGGGGGGACTTGAACCCCCACGAGCATACGCTCAACAGATTTTAAGTCTGGTGTGTCTACCACTTCCACCACATCCCCGTGGTATATGACAATTGTAGCATAGGTTGCTTAAATTGTCAAGTGCTCCTTGTCGGGATCGAACCGACCTTAGCCGAATTATGAGTTCGGTGCTTTCGCCAGAGAGCTAAAGGAGCAATGGGAATACTGGGAGTTGAACCCAGACTAAGCCCTTATAAGGAGCCCGCTCTAACCATTAAGCTATACTCCCATGGTAGGACTGCAGGGAATTGAACCCCGTTCACACCGTTATAAGCAGTGGGCTTTAACCAATAAGCAACAATCCCATGTGGTTATCTGTATATTGTATCATATTCGACCCGTTGCTGTCAAGAGGTTTTTCAGTGCTTGCCTGCGCTTCTTAGCACTTCGTAACGCTTGGGGCTTGAGGTGCCTCTTCTGTTCTTTTTTGCTGTGGTGTTGCCAATTTGGAACTTTCATGATTTCCTCGACCCGTGTATGTATTTATTGTACCACGAAAACTTTGGTTTGTCAACCCCCCTAGCCCGTGGTGCATTTATTTATACTTAGTTCAAATAGATAGCCGTACCTTTAATGCTAGTTTTTGATGCACTCATTGAAATAGAAGCAGTTTGACCAAACGATAGTTTACTTTCTAATTGGTTAATTGCTAACTCTCCCATTTTTTTGCCAACAGAAACTATAAATTCTTTTTGATTTAATTCTAGTTTACTTGTTTGCTTGGAAGTTTCTACAACAATTCCATCCATAGCTGTTTGTATTTTAACTTGAGAATCTGAATCAATTAAAAATCCAGGAATATTTTTAGTAGAAGCACCTATTTTCATAAGATAAGCTTCTTTTTGAGTGGATTGTTTATTAACTCCGTTGAAAATTGTTTTAGCCTTTCCGCCAACTTCCATCGAATAGTCACCATCAATTTTTATAGCATAATCTTTTTTAGATTCTATGCTATAATTTTTATCAACTATTTGTTTGTAATCTCCTTTAACCCCAACTGTATAGTCACCATTGACTACATAATTAACACTTCCTGGAGTTGATAATGTAGTAGTAGATCCAGAATTATATTGTTCTACTTCATTTTCACCAGAGCCTTTTGAATACTCACCTCCAGTTACATTTTTATTAAAAAATGCTGCGTTTAAATCATATTTACTACAATTAATAGTTACTTTTCCACTATTATCTCCTGCTTGAATATTAATATCTTTCCCAGACTTCAAATTCAATGTGTTCAATGCATTTAAAGTAATTACATCTCCCTTTAAAGCAACTTCTCCACCAACAGATTCAATAAAAATATCACCCTCTACTTTTAGTGAATAAGCTGGAAGTTTTGATTCTTCAACATCACCATCTTTAACTTTTTTATCAACAACTCCATCTTCTTTCCTTCCTGTTACATGAGTACTAACAGAACCAGTTTGCTGGACAATAGCTTCTGTTTTTTGTATCAGTTTTCCTCCACACCCACCTTGTGATGGTGGACCTGCTGTAAAAATAAAATTATTATTATTGTCAGCATGAAAAGCCCAGGCTTTAGAGTAAAGGGCAGCTCCAGTTGAACCATCAGGAAATTTATATGCAGAAAAAGATATATCTTTAGTAAGTTGTTTGAAATATTCTACTTCTGGACCACCAGCCCATCCAGAATATTCCCCTTCGCCTTTTGGGAGTTCTCCTTTTACTGCTTTATCTGTTTCAGTAGATAACGGTTGATTAGTAGACATTATGGGCAATCAATATATTTACCAGTTCCGATTTTAGCATAACCAATATTTTCAAGTTCAATAGGATCACTACAAACAATATTTGGTAATATTCTTGCTCCAGATCCTCCACCACCTTGAATTATAATAGAAGGTATTTCATAATATTCTTTTGACCTGTCAAGTATTCTCACACTATAAACAAAACCATTACTATTTACCAAAGCTTCAGCAATACCTTTTTCTCCATTGATAATTACAGTTGGTGGTGAAGTGTAACCTCTACCAGGAGATAGTAAAGTAAATGAATCTATTATACAACGTAAATTTGTATCTGGAAGATTTTTTGTATAGTTAGCTCCAGTTTTTGTTACTCTAATCTCACTAACATATCCTTTATCATCCAGCAATGCTATAGCTCTTGCTCCATAACCATTTCCTTGAATTATTATCGTTGGTGGGTTTTGATATGGGCATCCATTATCAATCACTGGTATACTAATAATGTTACCACTAGCATCTGTAATTGGTTCTGCAAAAGTTGGTGGAGTTATGCAGGGTAATGAAATAGGTCCATCAATAACTTCATCAATAACTTCATCGCCATTTATTACAATTTCAGCAAACGCTTCAGTACCAACTATATTGAAGGTAACAATTTCTTCTTGTTCTAAAATTAAATCTTTTTCTATACCAACATAAACCTTTGCAGAATTTTCCACGACAGTAAAGGAACCATAGAAAGATTTATTTACAAAATCATCTTCCGATATATTATTTCCAAATAAAGCATAAGAAAAAATAGTACCATCTTCTACATTAGTAGTAGTAATATTATAGATAATAGTCTCTCCTTCATTGTAAGAAAACTTATCACTGGTAACTTCTATAGTTATACCAGGATCTTCTTGCACTTGCTCATTTAGATTAGCAAGAATTATAACATTAGAAGAAACTCCTACCCCATCGATAGACAGAGTTAATAACTCAGATTTTTCAAGAACATTATCTTCTGATACTTTAACTTTTATGATTGATTTATTATTAAATACTTTTACACTACCAACTAAATTATTTTCTGATGAAGGGGTTACGTTGTAGATATTGTTCTGATCATTTTCATCGATTATAATATCATTTATTGTAATTTCATTTCCAGAAAAAGTATAGTTGAGTTCTGTCCCATCTGAAACATTTAATGTAGAAATTGTATAAATTATACTTTCTCCTTCAGAAACAACCTCTTTATCTGCTTCAATATTGTAAACAGGAGTTTGAATATCTGTTTGAGAATCTCCTAAAATCAATACACTTTTGGAAACATTGATTCCATTTAGACTCAATGTTAATGTTTCATTTGTTACTTCACTATCATTTATTGTTTTTACTTCCAACGTAGCAACATCATCAAAAATTGTTATGGAACCAGTTAAATTTTGTTCAATATCATTACTTGATATTGAACCAGATATTTCATAATTTATTTCTGTATTGTTGCTTACATTTTTTGTATTGATTGTAAAAACTATTGTTTCTCCATTTACGTAAAAATTCTTATCAGAAGTAATTTTATAAGTTGGATACTCTAAAGGTTTTTGTCTTGTTATAGGTTCTGATGTTGGTAATACTAAAGTATTTTTTACTGGAGTTGATCTTACAGAATCTGCAATGTTTTTGTTTGTTGTAAAATTATTAAAATTGGTTATTAAACAACGGAATACATTGCCATCTGGAAATCTTGGTCTAATTTGTTCTGCAACTGTATTTGATTTAAATGATATTCTAAACTCTTCGACATCTTCTTTTTTATTATCTCTTAGAGTCAATACAGATATTGTTTTTTTCTTTTGACCTGAACTAAATCCAATCACCCCTGAAGTTGTACCAATATAATCTTCTCCATATTTTGCAGTAAAATTTGTAATATTGTATGAAATGCTAGAAGGATATGAAATATTTCCAGATCTAATAATTTCAAAAACTGCTTTGTTGCCTTCTACTACTGTAACATCAGAACATCTATAAGATATAGTGTTAATTGTGGTATCTAAAACCTCATTTTTTGGACCCAATGTTGCTCCTGGAATATTATTATCTACAGGAGGTTTAAAAATTCCACCAACAGCAAAAACTTTTGTACGCTTTTGCTTTACAAATTGTTTTGCTTCAGAACATACACTATCACCAGCTAATTCACCACTTTCAATGCTATCAATTAATTTATCAAGCCAATCTTCAGTTTCTTCTACATCACATTCAGTACATTCCTTTTTAATTTTTTGACATTTTTCTGAAGCTCCATCACAAGATATACCAAGCATTCCGAGTACAGTATTAATTGCAGAGCCAACTAAATTTAATGGCGAAGCTGCTGTAGATAATAATTGTTGCAATGGACCCATGACAAGAGATATTAATTCTTCTAAGTATCCAATTAGTTGGTTAATAATACCATTTACTAAACCATCAATCAAACAAGTTGCAGCATTAAAAGCTTGCATTAAATATCTCATTAAAGTATCCGTAATCCATTGAGACATTTTTTCTGTAATGTCTTCAATGCTACATCCAAGATCTTCCAAAACTTTATCTAGAAATTCTTGAATTTTTTTTAATCTGGATTCTTTTTTTGTGATTGGTGTAAAAGGTTTTATTCCAAGGTCTGGATTTATAGGTCCTGTATTAGTATTTCCAAACTCATCTTTATCAGGAACTTTTGCATATAAAGCAGTATCAATTAGTTTATCTATTCCTTCTCTAATAAGTTTAATTAATTCTCCTTTTACCCTTGCAATAAAACTTTTAACCAATCTGATTGCTCTATTTACATGGTATCTTCCTATATCAACATATCTATTAAGTTCACCATTAACTTTACTAACATAAAAATCCCCTAGCTGTCCTCCAGATTGTTGGGTATTGGCTAGCATATCACCAACAATACTAGTAAGTCTTCCTTTGAGATCACTTTCAGAACCACACTTTGGATCAGCAATTTCTACACATATCTTAGCACCATTTGGATTATTTGAAGAATTTTGAGCAAACAATGCATAAAAATTTGCTGCGTTTTGATTTGGAACAGCATTAGCAGGAAGACCAGCTTGACCTATTGTTGTATTTTTATTTTCGTTTGTATTGGTATTAGTTGATGGGTTAGTTTTTTCTGATTCTGGTAAAGGTTCGTGCTGATATGGATCTCTGTCTGGGGAAAGAAATGTCGTAAATGATTTGCATGTTTCTCCTGGGTTTGGATCTTCTTCTACATTCTTAAGTAATGTAGCACCAGCAGTATGTCCAACAGATCCCATGATAATAGGTTTCTGCTTATCATTATCTAAATAAAATCCAAGTACCCAATTTCCCAGTTGAAGATTAACTGATCCCCCAGTTACTCCACCATCAGACCATGGAGATGTAACAGGCATCATTACATTTGCCCAAGGCAATTCTTCTGATGATGTAGCATCACATGATTTTAAATGTTGTCCAACAATTCTTACTCGATACCTACCAGAATTCTTTGGGTCGTCGTTCTTGTTGGATTCAACTTGACCGATCCACCAATTGAATCCGTCAGCACCAATCTGATGAACAGGAAATAGTGATGATAATACTGGATCCATACTAAAGTAGTTTTATTACCTATTTATTTAACACTAGATGAACTATTTTGTCTTCCATAAGAATCTCTAATTAATGTCATATATGTAGTAGACTTCCTTTCTTTTGGACTAAAGGCATGTTGTAGTTCCGAAATTAAATATACTCCACTATGTTCATTATCGTATACTTGAGAAGCTCTTTTGCTAGTTGGTATTTGATTTGGTATAAGAATTTCTATTTTATCCCCAACTTTTAATTGTGGATTGCCAGTAACTCTTATATTTGCAGTTTGATTTTCTAATGAATTATATCTAGAAATTGACTGAGATATATAATACTTTTGAAAATCTGGAAAGCCTGTTGTTTTTCCATTTGCTCCATCCCTTTCTTCAGGTGACGCTGGTTCTTTTCCATTAAACCATGTTTCATGATCAAGAAGAACACTCATAATTCTAGTTGGATACTTTGATAATTCTTTTTGACCATATGGCAATCCTTTCTGTGATCCCATATGTCCCATAGTTTCATATTCTTTCGCTAAAGAATAAACATATTCTTCATAAGCACCAGTGCTATAGTTATAGAAACAAATCAAAGATGAGAATGCTCCTGTTCTCAATTTACTGAGAATATCTATTTCATTGTTGTAATCAATTTCTAAAATTTTTCTATCTGGTAATCCACCAACGTCAATGGGTTCTTGAATATATTTTGCTACAGGTTCTTCTCCATTAAATTTATCAGATGAACATAATCCGTCTACAGATTTAAAAAAATAACCTTCTCTATTTTCATAGAAAAAATATCCTGCTGTTCCTCCAGCTGATTTATAATCTGATGTTTCTGTGGAAGAAATATCAGATGTTCCTGTACTTTCCGTATTAGATTTTTTAGTTGCAGATTTAGCTAATGATTTAATTGAACTTCCTTCTGGAACTGCTTTTGTTTTTAAAGAATCAATAATAGAAAATGGTGTCTTCTTTCCTGGTTGAAATATCACATTGTATATTGATGGGTCTACAAAAATATCTTTATCAGTATTCAAATATTTCTCAAGAATTTCTTTAACAATATCGTTAGGCTTTCCCTTTAATGTTCTACCAATTCGAACACCTTCATTAAGTAATGCTTCTGTTGATACCAATCCCAAAGTATAGGTTTGAAATCTATCAGAATTCATTCTATTTTCTATTTTATAAACTCTAAAAGAATAATTATATTTTTTGTTATCATAAGATGATAATGATATATTGATTTTTTCAAATCCTTGAATTGGTAAGGTAGATATTAAATTTTCATTTGTATCTACTAGTGTTAATATACCAGCAATTGAAGGGTAATTTATACTCTCAAAATAATTATACTGTATTACCAAATCAGTAATATCTAAAGTTCTATTTGTTTCTACTTGAGTTATAGTTACTTTTTCTAAGCTAAAACTAGAAGCATATGGTGATTTTTCCATTATTATGAAATATAAAAATTACTTACTGGATTTGTTAAGGCAGACACTTTATAATCAGATGGCACAGAATATGCAGAAGAAGTCTCTGTATCATTACTAATATTTAATAAAGCAATATCAGTATTTCCATTTGATGATGGCTTTAAATTGTAGCTCACATCTGTTTTATTTGGAGGTTGTAATTTGCTTTCTTTTAATTTGATAAAAGCGTCTTGAATGGGCGCCAATTCTTTTGGATCTGTAATTCTTTTATCTCTATCAAGAGGATTTGGGGTTTCTTCGTAAAAGTCGTATCCATTATTAAGTTTATATGCATTATACCATTTACCATTAAGTTGAAATCTTACTCTTGTGTCTGGAGCTTGTCCATAATTTCTAGTTATATTTTCTGGCGACGAACTTTCTTTCGTGAATGCTGGTAATTTAGAAGTATTTAAATCGGAAGGTTTGAATCCTGTATATGGAGAAGATCCAAACCAATGACCATTATCTGTACGAACAAATTTAGAATCAAAAGGTCTATTATTTCTCATACCATAATCATTTGCAAAGCTATCTGCTACTGCTACTATTTTAGCATCAGCATCAGACAATCCAGATGCTTTAGCTTTTTCGTATATTTGTTTTGGATCAAGACCACCTCCACTAATTGCAGCATTTAATGCTTGTATTCCTTGTTCTGAAGAAACTTTATTAAATCTTCCATCTGTTGTTGGTTGAAATTGACCTGGTGCCATTAGCAAATCAGTAAGTGTCATGGTTTGAGAAGTAACTCCACGTCTGACTCGCCATGCTTGTGGTGTTGCTTTTCCTTGTTTTACTTGTCTATATCTATTTAAAATAGTATTCATCACTTGTGATGCACCTTTCTCATCTGCACCTGCTTCTGCATATATCATTCTACCAAGATCAGAAACTTCTTTTTCACTAAATCCTTTTAAATCTACTGGCGTTAAGTCTTTGGATCCAGGAGGTGGATTATTAGGAGGAGGATTTTCATTTATCTTATTCCCAAGATTTTCTAATAATTTAGAAAATCCTTCTTTTAGTTTTTCAAATAAAGATTTTTTCTCTTCTTGATTATCTGTTCTATTTTTTTCCTGTAAACTTTTCTTTGTTTTAGAGCTAACTTTTCCTGCTTTGTTTACAACAGAAGGAGGTAAATTATAATTGTTTGCAATAGATCTAGATATTTGATTTATTTCTGGTCGTATTTGTTCACCAGAATCTCCAACTTCATTTAAGAAAGATGTATTCAAAGCAAGTATAGATCCTCCAGTTGTCATTGCTAATAGATCCATAGTTTCAATTAATGGTTCTGAAACATCTTTATTCATATTCACAGAATTGTTATAAAAATTTGATGTTCCCATTTCAAATCGAGGAAGTTTAAATTTCGGCAACATTGATGTTCTTGGTTTCGTTTCTACTTTACCAGTAACAGCACTTGGTTCACCTTGTGTATAGTTATTATCTAATGGAATTACTGTTGTAGGCTTGTTAATTTTATGTAAATAGCCACTATCAGGACCAGAAACTATTTTAGCAGATCCATTTGAAGAAAGCAATGCTTCTGTTCCATGTAGTTCCACACCGCCTTTACCAGAGAATGCTCCTCCTTTTTCTGCTTGTGGATAACCATATGCTTCCATAGCTGCCATATCATTCACCATACTATTCACTGGTCTTACTACAGGTGGTTCATATCCATATCCATAAGCAGCCATCATCTCAGATTCATCCACAAAAGATGAATGCATCTTACGCTCATTCTCTCTTGTACTTAGATCATCTGGAGTTTCAAAACCAGAAGCAACAGTTTTTCTTTCCAACTGCGATTCTTGCTGTATGTCTTCTCGCTTGTCAACAATATTTTTTTGAACTTGTGTTTGATTAGAAATTGCATCAACTAACTTTTGTAGTTTATCTTCAAGTGTAGTATTTCTAACCTTGAGATCTTGTGCTACATCTGCTTGTAATTGATTTGATGTAATTAATGTTCCATAGACAGAAGCAGATGATTGTGTAATTGATTGTGCTGTCTTCTCAATTGATTTTGCAATAGCATCAATCGATTCAATAATCTGTTCCCTAGAAATTCTTTTACTGCGACCACCACCATCAATAGCATTCTTTGTTTTCTTTCTAGTACTAGGAATCTTTTCACTCTGTGGTTCAAAATATGTTTCGTAATCAGTATAATCAAACTGACTACGAAATCTCTTTGAGTTCTTTAAATTTGCTTTGGAATATATTAATGACTGCTTGAGTTGTCCTACAACTTTACCACGTAATCTTTTATTCTTAGTTACTTTACCAACAAGTAATGCTTTTCTATAAAGTGCGGTAAGTTCTTGTTTCTTTTTCTTTAATTTAAACCCACCAAATTCACCAACCAATGCTTTCTTAAAAAAGAAGCCAGGAGGATTCATGGCATCAAATTGTGCCTCATCCATTCCTATATCAAGTGCTTTTTTCTTAGCAAACTTTCTTTCTTTATCGGCAAGAACTTTTGCAGCAAGAACTTTGGAAATTAATGCTCCTACAGAATCTCCAAAAATATTTTTATTTAACCTAGTATCTGTGGATGTTTCGTAACCAGAAGACATTTAATTATACCCCGTAATTTTTATTTATTTGGAAAGTCTTTGTAAATATAATTGTCTTAGTGTTTTACTAATTTCTTTAGTTGTTTTCCATCCACCATTTCCATTGGAAATAAATTTAACATCATTATTAAATCCAAGCACTTGTAAATCTTGTGGTTTTTGTCTTTGATTTATGATTAAATATTTTGTATCTGGATTGCCATCGTTACCTTGCAATGAAGAAATTGAATTTAGTGATCCACCAGAAACTTTTAAAACAGAATCCTCCAATGGTTTAGTGAGATAATTCATTACTCCTTGAGTTAAGTTTTCAGGAACATTGCCCAATTCAATTAAAGATATTCCTCTATTAGGTCCAGCAAGTGGTTCTTCACCTTTTTTAGATCTCCAATCTCTAGGATAAGCTCCATGAGTTCTTGCAAATTCTGCTTCAACTGCATTCAATTCTCTATGAGGAACAATAATACCTTTACCAGTTCCTCCTTTACCATCTAAATGCACTTCCAGTATCTCATAACCCTCTTTCTCTTTTTGCTGATACCATTTTTTCTGTGCTTCCCATCCAGCATCAGTATCTGGAAACTTTTCATCTAAATCCATTAACAAAACTTTTGCTGATGGATTCTGTCTTTTAATATTATTGTATGCATTTCTAGCAAGACTTTTAACCATTTCCTTTTCTCCTGGAGCCCCACCACCAGTAGCGTGACCAGGAATAATAATATATCCATTGCTTCCTACTCCAGAAGTTTGTCCAAAATCTTTAGCAGACATAACATTTTGTTTACCTAAGTCTTTAACTATAGCAGAAGATGGTTTTACCGCTGTTGTTGATGGTAGCACTGGGGAACCTGATGGACCTCCAGATCTAGAGCCTTCTGCTAAATGTCCAATGAAAGTATTTGTTCCAGGAATTAAACCACTAATACCTTCATTTCCTCCAGTATTTCTAACATCTTGTAAAGCAAATGGAACTTTAGTTCCTTCTCTCACAGAAACATCAACTGCAAAATAACCTTTTGTTCTATTGGAATGTGTGTCTATTCCTTTAGAAATCATTTCTTTCACTTCATTATCATCCATATCTTTAGTTAATGGTCTATCAACTCCCCCAGTAATAACTACCTCAGATCCTTGATCTAATAATTTTCTAACAAAAGGAAAGGTGTCTCTTAAAAGTTCTGCCTTACTATTTGAATTTTGGAAATGCCCATGCACCCATCCTTTAGCGTTGCTGCCACGTCCAGTTTTTCCAAATGTAGCATATCCACCTTCAGATAGTGGTATAGGAGGAGTATCAAAATGCCTATTTAAATTTTGTAATAAATTTTGAAATCTATTTTCTGGATCTAATATACTTAATAATTTATCAGCAAAAGTATCAGAATTTTTTAATTTAAATAAATCCTTTTCTTCCATTGATAAATTTTCTTCTGTCATTGTATCGACACTATCAATTTTTTTATCTATACTTTTAAACGCTCCTTTTATATTTGTGAAATTTCCTCCCACTTTTGATCTAGCAATAGTTGCAGGAAGACCAAATATTTTAATTAATGGTGCAGCTTTTTGTTTGAATACAGGAGCAATACTAGCACCAGCTGGTCCCAATGAATTTATATACCCAGAGGTAGCTCCCAATAACAATTGTCCTGTTTGATTAATTGGATCTAAATTATTTTTATTACCACTGATTAATAACTCAGTTCCATGAAGCACTGACATTCCTGGCTTAGCTTTTTGAGTGCCTCTTTCATATTGCTTATCTTTTACTCCAGTAAATTTATCAGCAATTTTAGATCCAGCATAGCCACCAGCAGCACTAAATGCAGCACCAATTAAAAGACCAGCAACAGTTCCAACACCAGGGAAAAGCATTGTTCCGATTGCAGCGCCAGCAGCAGCACCAGCAAGTCCACCACCAACACCAATTGACGCTTGTATATCAGATTGTCCTGCAGCTTTTCTATCTCCATATTCCCAAACAGCGAGTGCTTGTTTTAACCCAGGAATATTTTTACCAACACCTTTAAACTTAGAGAATCCACCCATGCCCTTCACGGCAGATCTAGCTGTAGTAATATTCCTACCAAAATTAGATACTTTAGAAGGAAGCATTCTAGAAATTCTACTGGCAACAGTATTTGTAACTCTTCCTACTGCTCTACCAGGCATTCTCTGTAATTTTCTACCTCTCGTTCGCAAAGCTCTTACTCGTTTTGGTAGTTTTCTATATAATTGTCTTATTAATTTTTCTCTAAAATATTGGTATATTCTATTTTTTCTTCCTCCACCCTTTCCTCCTTTAGTAAGATCATCTGGAGTTTCTGATCCAGAACTACCATTCTTTGATTCTAATCTTTGCTCTGCTCTTAATCTCTTTGCTTCTTCTTCTGCTTTCTGCGCTGCTTCATACTGCTGTTGGAATGCATTGAGTATAGCATCAAATTTAGTTGCTAGAATATCATCCTGTGCTTGCAATGCTTCAAGAGATGCTAAATTGAGATCAACATTTGTTTGAAGTAATTGATTTTGTTCAATTAAAGATTGATTTACTTGCTCAAGTTGCCCAGTAACTGCCAATAAACTCTTGGTGATACCTTGCAGTAGTTTTGTATTAGAAACATAGTAAGATTTTCTTTCTTTAGTTCCTGTTTCCTTTCTTTTTTTATTGAGTACTTCTTCATAATCTATTTCCTCAAAATCGTCATCATCTTCATCTTCTTCAAAATCTTCTCCAAATTTATCTTCAAATGCTTCCTGCATTCGTTCAGCAAGTGTCT